CGAACGTGACCGGGATTGTGTCCCACCTGAGCGACTTGACCGCCTGCCAGGTGTTGTTGCCCTTGAGGATCAAGTTCGAGGATTCCTGCACGACAATAGGGCGATAGATGCCGTTGACGCGCAACGATTCCGCTATCGCTCCCACATCCCCCTGACGGGCATTCTCGGGGTGGGGTTCAACCGAATCAACCGGCACCCACACGCATCCGTCTAACCCTGGATGCTGAGGGGTTTCACCCGAAATGTGCCCCCACCGTTTCCCCTTCTTCGTTGGTTTCGCCTCAGGGGCGTCGGTTAGACCCAGACGTAGCCGGATCGTTTCCAAGGCCTCCTTCTGGTCGCCCATAGCATCGAGCCACTCTTGGAAATACCCTGCCTCCACAAGCAGAAGGTTTTTGCCGACGTGGATCTTCTTCGTTGACGCCTCCACCGGGTCGGCGTCGTCAGGCCCGCCGCTGAACAGGTCCTCTTCGTCCTCCAACTGTTGGAGTTGTTCCAGTGAACGTCGATCCCACCCTGTTCCTTCAAGGTCAGGGCGGAGGCGCTCAATCAGTTTGATCAGATTGGGACGGTCATACGTCGCCAGGTCCGATGTCCTGTTGTCGGCCAACAGGATGCGTTTCGCCTGGGCATCGTCAACGTCGACATAGATGACAGCGATCTCTCCCCAACCTAAAGACTTCGCTGCTTTCCATGTGTGGTTGCCCGCGAGAATGTCGCCGTTCCTGAGATCGGCGACAATCGGGGAGTACTGGCCATTGACGCTGAGGCTTTCGGCGATCCCCTGAACATCCCCCCTGCGTGGATTCGCAGGGTGGGATTGAACAGAGTCAATCGGGACAACCCAGCCGTCAAGGTCTGTGGCTATGTCCGCCACTAAGCGGCCTGTGTGACCTTGTTGTGCTCCCTGCCGTGGGTCGTCCACTTGTGGATCCACTGCTTGGAACACTCAAGAGCCTCAGCGAGGTTCTCCAGTGTTTCACCGTGCTTGCGGGCAAAGCGAAGGTCGTCCAACAGGGCATCCTGAGCCTTGTGGTAGTTCTCCTTTGCCGCGACCATGTTGGCGTGGCTGTCCTGCACCAACTGCACGATTTCCTCAACGGGTTCTGTTCTTCTTCTAGGCATAGCGCTTCATTCCTCTCAGGGCCTTCGCCCATAGTTTGTCAGACTCGGTTTGAGCCCAAGTTCTTGCCTTGCTTACTTCTTTTCCTACACCAACGGGTTTGAGCCCCTCGGTTTCTATGTCGTGCGCGGATTTGCCGGACAGTTGCTCACTCTCCAGTCTCGCCAACCGTTCGTTACTCGGCGTCGGGGACGACAATGTCCACCCACCCTTCGTAACCGTGCTTTTCGAATACGAGTTCCGCTCGGTAAATCTTGTTGTACCGGATGGCGACCGTTGGGCCACTCACCTTGATGCTCTCTTCTGGCATCAGGATGATGCCGGGCTCATGGTCATCGATCATCACGCCGTTCATCACGATAAAGCCGTCGTTGCCGACGCTGATGACCGTGTTTTCGTCAATGATTTCCCAGCCGTAAAACACCCTCAGTTTCCTGTTCAGGTTCATGGCCAGGCGCGCCATCATCGACACCGCGATGTTGTGGGCGATGGACGCCGCCAACGCTGGGTCCTGATCGCCGACGTGTCCGCTGGCTATCTTCAACGCTGTGGACCACTGGTCGTCTGCAACCTGCAGGGCGCTGGCCATCTCGTCGAGATCGTGTTGCGGAACGTCTTCACGCCCGCGGGCCATGTGTCGTCTTGGCTTGTTTGTATTCATGTCTTCCTCATTGTTGTTTGTCATTGTGTCCTCGCTATAAGAGTTTTGACGAGGTCGTTGAGGACGCTGTCCTCTGATCCCTCGTCGCCGTCAGTGACCGCATCCACTACGACCCTTTTCTTCTGGATCAGTTCGTAGATGTCGTCATCGATGGTTCCGTCGGCCAGCATGTACCACGCTGACACGTTGTTGCTCTGGCCGATGCGGTGGCAACGGTCCTCGGCCTGGTCATGCTCCGCTGGGGTCCAGCCCTGCTCAACGAACAGAACGTCGGACGCTGCAGTGAGGGTGAGGCCCACGCCGCCAGCCTTCATGTTGAGAACGAGCACACGGCTCTCAGGGTCTCCTTGGAAGGCGTCGATTGCTTCCTGACGCTTCTCCATGGAGTCCTTGCCAGCGACCCGCAACCCACCGTAGCGGTTGGCAATCCCGTCCACCACGGAGATGTGGTGGGCGAAGACAACCAACTTGCGGTCGGTGCTGTCAAGGAACGCGTCGATCCACTCGCATGCCGCCTCGACCTTGCCTTCGCCTGCGAGACGCTTGAGGGTCGTGATCTTTGCGAGATGGTCGGCAGTGTTCCCACCGGGGCCGTTCTCTGAGAAGTACGCCAGCGTGTCAGCCTCGGCTGCACGGTACTCCTTGATGGCGGGGCCGCTCAGGTCGACCTCGATGGTGTAGCGCTCCTTCTCAGGGAGTTCGGTCAACACGTCGATTTTGTTCCGTCGGACGTAGCACGTCTGCCGGAGCGCCGTGTTCAACTCTTCCTCGTTGGAGGCACCCGAGAAGTCCCAGCCCCACCCGTTGTGCTTGGCGTTGCAGTAGCGCTTGCGGAAGTTCCACGAACCACCAAAGTCTTCGATGCGGTCCAAGATTTCCAACTGTGACACCAACTCGACAGGGCGGTTCAGAACGGGCGTGCCGGTCAGCGCCAGGACCATTCCCTCGGTGGGGATGGTTTCAGCAATTGCCTTGAGGGCCTTGGTGCGTGCCGCTGTGTGGTTCTTCGCGTAGTGGCTCTCGTCAAAGATCAGCGCCTGAAAGCCGACGGCCTTCAACGCATCCTGCTGCTTTGAGAGGATGTCGTAGTTGATGATCACCACGTCAGCGTTCTTCACGCCGACCTTGTTGTCCACGATGTGCGTGGTCTTGCCGGGCAGCCACATGCGGACCTCGCGTTGCCAGTTGTGCTTCAGTGAAGCGGGGCAGACAACGAGCGCCGGGTACGTGCCGCCTGCCTGCACCGTTGCGAGGGCCTGAACGGTTTTGCCCAACCCCATCTCGTCGGCGATGAATGCGCGGCGCGTGTCGAGGGCGTAGCGGATGCCTGCCTTCTGGAAGGGCCTGAGAGCGAGCGTCGCCCCTGTGTCGGGATGGACTGTCCCCAGTCCCTTGACGACGAGGTCGGCGTCCTTGGCTTCTGAGTCGACGCCGCGGTTGACAGCGTCGGCTGCGCTCTTCTGCAACTGCGCCTTGATCTCAGGGTCGATGTCAAAGCCGTGAACGGCTGCAACGCCGAGAGCCTGCTGGGCCGACGTTGCGGGGACCACCCACACCTTGCGCTTAGAGTCCCACCTGCGCCCCGTGATGGCCTTGACGGCATCGACAACATCGCCCTCGTAGTCGAAGGTGAATACGAGGCTGCGCCCCTCAAGGGCTACGGTTCGTACCGGGGCGAGAGCCTCGGGCGTTGCCGCCTCTTGGGTGGCAAGGGCCTCTGCCGCATTGTTATCTGTGGCGAATGCGTTGGCCTCCACGAATGCGCGGAGCATCCCCGCTGCGTCGACAGGGACGAGCCAGCGCTTCCTTTCTGGATCCCAGCGGGACCCAACGATTTTCCTGATAGCCGACACAAGGGCCCCGTCGTACTTGAAGGCGACAACGAACATGCCGTCTTCAAGGGTGACAGAGCGTGACAGGGCAGCCTCGCGGGCTCGTTCCGCTTGACGCGCTTCGTCACGGGCGTCTCCATAAACCTCGGGTGGGATTGGGAGGTCGGCGTAGAAATAGCCGTAATTCTCCAACTGGCCCTTGTACTTGGCCAGCATGCGGTACGCCTCCCAGGTGACGGCGTCCGACATTTCGGACGGATCCATCTCTACGACTCGGTGGCCGAACTTGGTATCGCTCCCGTTGAAGCCGACCCTGTCGTTGGAGGCGGCTCCGTCACAACGCGCAGCGATGGACGCGCAAGCAGCCCAAATGGTGGTTTTTGCGTCTTCGTTCATGGTCATGGTCATGTCTTCGCTCGTTTCGGTGGTTTTGGTGGTTTCACACACACATCCATACTACCACCGGTTGACCAAATTGCCAACCTCTAAGGGCTGGTGACGGGCGCCACACCGCTACGTCGCTTTGCTGTTCATCCTCAATGTGTGAATCTCCCGCGCCAGAGAAACCATCTGCTGAACCAACGGCTTCGACACACCCAACTTTCGGGCAATCTGCGAATACGTAAACCCGCCGCCATCGTTCCCGAAATCGCACGCCTCCTTCACGGAAAGGGCACGCTGCGTTATCACCGTCTCCCTGAACGTATGCAACGCTGGCAGCACCTTCGTGTTGAGAATCCGCGCCCTCTCCAACGGATCCTCCGTATCCATTGCTTCCCTCATCAGGGAGTCCAGTTTGATCATCGCTCCCCTATTTCGTTCACGACGATCAAAGCCCGATCGTCGCCGCCGTCAACCTGCGGAGCGCGAAACTCCAAAGCCCGCACAAAGTTCGGCCCGTCGTCAGGCAGAACCCCAGCGTCCACCAACCCGTCTATGCATGCTTTCGCCACCGGGAAATGCCCACCCGTGTCAGCCATGTGACGACGGTCCTTCCGCAGAGGGATAAACACAACCTCGATCGCCCCCAACGAAGGAACCTCCGCCTCCGTCGCCGCATCGAACGCCGCTTCCCTCCAAGCCTTCACCAACTTTGCCCGCTTGTGGTAGTGCATGGTTCGTTCGCCATTCAGGGTAAACAACTTCCCTGGGATCACAAGAGTCCAACACCGGTTCACATAGGCAGCCTATCCGCCCGCCGTTCGTCATTTGAGGGATTCCCTCGCCTCGCGGATCAGGGCAACGACTTCATCGCTCCGCAGGCTCTCCCCACGGCCCAACGCCGGACGGTAAATCTCGGTTTCCCTGCAGGCCCCGAGGTGCTCACGAAACTCCGCCCACGACGGCCAAAACTTGCAACTGTCCTCAACGCTCTTCGCCGCCTTCAGCGCCTGGTCAAAATCAAACGGGGCGAGGTTCGACGCCCAGTTGTGGACCTCTTCGGTGCTCAGCCGCTTCGACGGGAATGACACGGACAGTTTCGCCAAGACATAGTCCGCTTCATCCTCAGTCATCACGCCCACCGGGTTCCCTTGCGGCCATTCGCCTTGCGTTGAACAGCGTGCTTCGTGGCCCCCGCCTTCTTTTTCTTTTTGAGGTCCTCTTCACGGGCCTTGTCAAGGTCTTTCTTCGTGAACGTCCCGTCGGTGTAAAGCGTGTCTATCGCCATGTCGTTCCTCTCTCGCTTGTTTGATTGCGTCCCACCCCTTCGGAGTGGTTGTTGTTTCTTCCACCGGCATCGTTGCCGGGTCTAACTCGGACCAGTGGTTGGCGAGCGCCATCGGGGTCATCGCTGCATTCGGAAACTTGCGGCGGTACATCTTCGCCCTCGCGTGAATTTCATCCTCTGTCGCCTTGGACTCCTTGAGTAACTTCACGGCGCGGTTGTAACGGCCGCGTTCGTTGCTGTTGATTGTCGCAGCGTTCACGCCGCAGGCTTCCATCAACGCGTCCCAGACAGCGTCACGCTTGCGTTGACGCTCTGGGCGCTTAGGTTCCAGAACGGTTTCATTACGGCTATAGGACGGTTCGGTGGTCAGGGCTTGACCACCCTGGGTAGTCAGGGCTTGACCACCCTGGGTAGTCAGGACTTGACCACCCTGGGGTGTCACTGTGACCACCCTCGATTCGTCCTCATCGACCTGAGGGTGGTCACTGTGACTACCCTCATTCTCATTATCGGGGGTGTCATTCTCGTTATTGTCGGCGACGAGAGCGAGTTTCACCACCGGAGCGATGTCCATTTTCAGCGTGTACGACGTTGACTTTCGACCATTCCCAGGCGATGCCGCGAGAAGCCCCCGATCGGTTAGTTTCTTCACGCACCGCTGCACCGTCGACTTCGACAGCCGCGTATACCGACACAACGTTTCCAACGAAGGGAACGCCCCCTCCCCGCTCGGCTGAGCGTGATTAGCGATCCCCAATAGCACGAACTTTTCGTTTGTGCTGATATCGCCTTCCAGTTCTAAAACCCACACCATGCATTCGATTGCCACGAGGCCCCGCTAGTTAGTAGTTAGTAGTTAGTTATGAACACGCCCAATGACTGCTTTTACGCTGCGTTTCACATCGCAGAAACTGTCAGGGTCCACGCCAGGAACATGCGCCCGCAAAGCGGTCACCCTCCAGTCGCGGAAGGCGGCACACGCTAGCAGCCTCTCAACGACAGCGTCCATCCAAGGAGCAACGATCGCTCGCTCGCTGACGAATTCGCCGGTTTCCTGATCCAAATATTCGCGTTGGGCGATTTCATCTAGGGCAGTGTTGACTACGGCCCGAATAAGAACCTTGTTCTGCCAGTTTGTCCGATAGTTCGACACCCTTCGTTCAACTGTGAGGGAGCCGCGTTCAAACTTGCGGGTGTTCAGCCGATCCATGATCGTGACGAGCGTCGGGTTGGCCTCGTTGTCGATCTCACGAACATCGGCCTTCAAGGCTTTGATGACCTCTAACAGGTCGACCATCTGATCAGCCGTTCCAGTGAGGTCGCCGTCCTCGGCTGCCTCCTGAGCCTCTCTCAGCGTGTCGTTCAGAAGCAACGCCAGATCGCGGGCGTGCTCTTCGATCTCTACGATCTTGTCGTCAAGAGCCACGGTCGAACACCACCAGTCTCAAACCGGGACGGTCGGCGTTCTCGGGAGAGACGATCATTCGATCGACAATCGCAAGGAGGGAATGCCCCCCGTCCATTAGCGCCGACAACTCCCTAGCAGTGTCCTTGGGAATGTAGCCGAGGTGCCTGTCCCCAACGATGACCTTGATGGCATTCGAATCCACCGGGTTGTGGGCTTCGCGGACGAGGTGCGCCCGCAGGGGTCGGCCAGCGAGCGCAGAGGCACGCCCAACGGCAAAGATGTTCGCCGGATAGTCGGAGCCCCTGAACGTGACCCCTACGACAGGAACCTCGATTGGGGATCTAACCATTGGACGCCTCAAACAGGATGTCGTCATCGGCGAGGCTGTCGGTGTATTCGTCGCTGATCGTCGCCACGGCAGCATAGACAGCGTTGTACTGGCTACGGCTTGTCATCGGCCACACTCTGCCGTTGATCTTGTCATGTGCTGCACGCGCTTTGTCCTGGTACTCGTCGGACATTTCAGAAACCATTGACTTCAACGCGTCATGGGCCTCTTCCTGTGTGAACAGGTCAGGCCAAGAATCGGCAGCGTCGATCGTTGCGGCCTCTTCTTCAGTGACCTCTTCGATGTCGACGATGTCTTCCGTTTCGACTTCTTCCGTTTCGGCCTCTGGGGCAGGGACCAGTTCGGCAGGGGCTTCGACGCCGTGGCGGATCGCCGAATGCTCAGCCATCCGCTTCTTGTACTGTACGAACACACGAAGGTCGTCCGTTGTGTCTGGGTAGCCACCACGCTTCAAGGCACGCCCCAGCGCCTTTGTGCAAAGAATGTTCCACCCGTCGCTGAGGTGGTCGCCGCGCCCTCCCGTTGCATCCGATACGGGCTTGTACCCGACGATCGGAGATGGGTCGCCAGGGTGCTTGAAGATTGTGGCGACGCAGTACTGCTCGCTGCCCCCGAAGTTTTCAGGGATGCCGAGTTCGGTGCCTGGGGCGGCGTGGAACTCGACGCTGGCGTCAGGGTGGTCTTCTTTGAAAATCCCCCAGCGAAGCGAGGGGCTTACGTAGTTTTCGGCGATTTGCGCCATGTCTTATGCCTCCTGATCAGGTGGTTTATGGGTTCGACGCAGCGAACCGCTGTCGGTTGTCGCATCAGCAATGGCAGCGTCTAGAGCGACTATACCGTGGCGTGCCAGTAGACACAACCCTTTCTCAGATCTCTCTCCCCCCAGCAGAAGCGACCGCGTTATTGAACAAATGCTGCAAGACGTGGAACTGGCCGATCCCGCCCGTCAGATTGAACAGGGCGACAACATCCCAGTAGTCGTCATCCTGGGATTCCTTGATGTGGATGAAGGCATCCTCGTCAAACAGACGGACACCGCTGACCAGCGCAGTCGCTATCTGGTATTCGGGGACAGCGCAACCGAGGCGGTACCTGTAATTGACCATGCCCTCCATTCTGCCTTAGGACAGAGGAAAGGGGGGCTATGCGTCGTCGTCCTCGACAACAGAGAGAGAAGGCTCGGTGATGATGTCCGAATGCTGGGCGCGCATAGCGTCGATCAAAGCATCCTTAACAGCCATCTCCGCTGTCATCTGAGCAATCTGAGTTGTCAAACGGCTAATAACCGCCTGAACGTCGATCTGCGGGTCCGCAATCTGGGTATCAGTCATGAAGGGAGTCTACACGGTGGGATCGGCGACAGCGGCGATTGCCTCCTGCCGCGCCATGTTCCACAACTCCGTGTTCACCAGGGCCTGCACCCAGTTGGTGACAATGGCGAGACGCTCCTCGTCGGTTTCTGCCTCGTTGCCGAGGTACGCGACGAATGCCGCTATCTGGGTGTCGGGCATAGTGGTGGTAAATGTGGCCATAACGAAAGTCTACTCCTAAGTTTCGAGAACCGCCAAGCGGGATTCCAGGGATTGTACAACAGCGACCAAATCGGCAATGATCGCCTCGTAATTCCAGTTGGTCGGGACAGCCTCTTCAAGGTCATAGTAGTCCTCATCTGGGACTTCGTTTTCTGGGTCATTCGGACCCAACAAGGCATACTCATCATCTGGGCTGTACCACCCCCACCCACCATAGGTGTGATCAATATCCGCCACCTCTTCTGCAATGAACCCGCGCCGTTTATCGAACGCAGTCATAGGACTTGTCCCTGAAATCGTGTCCCCTTTCCAATAGAAGTCAACGGGACGGAGGGCAGAGATTCTTGTCAAAGCGTCAGAACCAGTTACAGTAGTGACCCTCTCTTTGTATCTCTCCGCAGAACTAAAATAGGTCATCTCCCACGAAGATGTCATCCCCATATAGTAAGTAGCGCTGGTGACGCTGGGGTATACGTAAAGATTGGTCCCATTAGTAGAGATTTTAGTAGTGCTGCTAGCACCGCCCTTTATGCGCGTAGTGCTCCCATCTGTGGTAAACCCATACCTGTTATTGCACATAACAGAAGTAACGGAAGGGTTGCTTATATAAGTGTGGGCTGTAGTAGCCGCTACCATTACGGTGTTACTAGCAAGCAGCGAAATACCCCCACCAGACACGACAGCGACTTTATCCGTAGTGCCTGAACCGACGGC